CAAGGGTTAACTTCTACTCAAAAATCAAATGCCAGAACGAATATAGGTGCTGGTACTTCAAGTTTTAACGGAGTGTATTCTTCTTTATCAAGTATACCAAGTTCATTCACACCAGCACAACATACTCAAAATTTTAGTACAATTACCAACACTCCAACAACTTTAGCAGGTTATGGTATAACAGACGCTGCTGCTGGGTCACATAATCATGCTGCTAGTGAGATAACTTCAGGTACTTTATCAGACGATAGATTATCAGCTGGCGTGTTTAGAACAAGATCCGCATCGGTTGTTACAGCAACAGACTGGGACACTCTTACAGATCAAGGAACTTATGGAGCTGCTTCTTCTGCCGGCGCACAGTTTACAGGAAATAATAGACCGACACATACGGTAGGAAGTATTACATTTGAACCAGATTATAGATATGGTCATGTAGTTGTTACTGAAGATAATGGTCAAGGTATACAACAAACTTATTATCCGCATTCGGGTAATCAAAAAATATTTACAAGAACTGGTTGGAATAACGCTGGTTGGGGTGGTTGGTCTATGAACTGGAACACTCGAAATATGGGTAGTGGTAGCGGTTTAGATGCAGACTTATTAGATGGTAATCAAGCATCAGCATTCGCAGCGGCTTTAGGCACTGATGACAATTATGTTACTGATGCTGAAAAAACTGTTATAGGTAACACCTCTGGTACTAATACTGGTGATCAAGATTTAAGTGGTCTTGTTACAAAAGCTAGTGCTCAAACAATATCAGGTGCTAAAACGTTCTCAAGCTCTTTAGGTGTTGCTGAGTTAATTACTAGCGACCATATTTATGGTAGATCTGTAAACAATTCATATTCTCACTTATATAGATTTGGTGGTTTATTCTTAACTTGGGATAGTGATACTTATGGAACTCAATTCAATCATAGTATAACATCTACCGACAACAATACGTATAGTGATAGTATTACTATTAACTCATATGATAAAGTTAGAATTAATATTGATAGTAACAATAACGATTCAGCCTCTACATTTAGTATTGGTAAACATGGAACTGGAACAAGTGGAACTTTATTAACACTTGAAGAAGATGGTGATTTAACAATTACAGGTAATGCAACTGCTAATGGTACTTTATTAACTGGTGCTCCGACTGGTGATCAAGTAACTACAGCTTTAGGTTTCACGCCTATGAACTCTGTTACAACTACAATATCTTCTGGCCAAGCACAGAAACTAGGTTATATATCAATTACACAAGCTGTAGACTTAGACGACGTAGAATCAAAAGCTAATACAGCTCATGGTTGGGGTAATCACGCTTCAGCTGGTTATGCTTCGGGTAGTCATAACCACGATAGTAGATATTATACAGAAACAGAGTCTGATGCTAAATTTACTTCTACAGACGCTAGTGAAGATGATTATACTTTTAAAATTAATGACGAAAGTAATTTTAGTGGTAATAAATGGTACAACGTTGCAACAACATCTAGTGGTAATGGTGGATTACATATTAGAGGTGTAATTTTGAATCATGTAGAAGCCTTTGCATCACAAAAATTTGATTTAGCAATACAAGTTAGAGAAGGTAATGATGGTGGTCAACTAGAGATAACTGGTAGTCTTGATGTTTTACATAATAATACGTCTGGTACAGATAAAGCTGGTATTAGAGTTATAAAAAGTGCTGAGAACGGAACTTACGATGAATTTAAAGTATATATAAGAACGTGTAGGTATTCTATGGTTAATCTTAGATTAACAAAACGAGGTAGTACAACATTTAATACAAGCCATTCCTCACCTTTAACTACAGAACCAGCTCCAGTTTCAGGTGGTCATGTAGAAATAGATACTAGTTCTACAGTAGAAGGCAACTATGTTGTAGATGATAGTACAATTAGAGAAATATACCACGAAGGGCATTTACCTACTGTAGCTGAAATAGGAGCCGCGGCTTCTTCACATAATCATGCCGCTAGTGATATAACATCGGGTACTTTTGCTAATGCTAGAATATCTGAATCAAGTGTTACACAGCACGTAACAGGTATATCATCTTCACAATCACAAAAATTAGGTTATATAACAGTTACGCAAGCTGTAGATTTAGACACTATAGAAAGTAATGCTGCTGGTGCTTTACAAAAAGCTGGTGGCACAATGACTGGTGATTTAAGATTAGATGATGGGGTAAAAGCTAAATTTGGTGATTCAGCAGATTTACAAATATATCACGATGGAAGTAATAGTTATGTAAATGATGCAGGAACTGGTGATTTAATTATAAGAGGCGGTAATGACATATTGTTTCAAGATGCTGTTGGTAACACACTAGCTAATATGAATCAAGCAAATAGTGTTGAATTATATTATGGCGGCAGTGCTAAGTTTGCAACAACAAGCTCAGGTATTAATGTAGTAGGTGCTATAGCTGTATCTAGTACGGTTGATGGTGTAGATATTGCTGCAAGAGATAGTGTTTTAACTTCTACCACAACTACCGCTAATGCAGCTTTACCAAAATCCGGTGGTACTATGACGGGTAATATTTTCGGTACTACTTTAAAAGTTGGTGGTACTAGCGGGCAAAACGAAATAGATTTTAGCGCAGGTAAAATATCATTTACATCAGCTAGCACATCTTTAGCCTCTATGTCTAGCACTTACTTTAGACCTAACGCAGATGACTCTATTCAACTAGGTACTAGTAGTAGAAAATGGAAAATAGTGTATGCAACTAATTTTGAAGGTAACCTTAATGGTACGATAGAATCAACTACTACAGCAACAACACAATCACAAGGTAACAATAGTACAAAAGTAGCCACAACTGCTTACGTGGATGCTTACACGCCTACAAACACTCAGACTATATTGTTTAGCAATTTTATAGACTCTGGAAGTTCATCATTAGCTTTGAGAATACCTTTTAATACTTTAACTGAAACAAGCTCTAATCAATACTATAACCACATGGATTGTCCAAGAGACGGATCTATTAAAAGATTTAGATTTCAAAACACAAGCGGCTCTAACCACACTGGTTTTACAACAGAATTAATGATATTTAAAAACGGTAGTACAACTCCAACTGGATCAGGTGAGCTTTCTATACAAACAGACCAAAATGGTGGAAGCTATGTATCTTGGGATCCAAGTAACTACACTTTTGAAGAAGGTGATAAACTACAGTTTGCTTTTCAAAAAAGTTCTTCAACTAAAACATGGCAAGGTATAAGTGCATCAATAATAATAGAATTTGAACAAATGTAATGGCAAATATAAACGACAACATAAGAGGTAAGAAACTATTTAAACAAGGTAGTTCAAGACAAAAAGCCGTTAAAGGTAATGACGGTGAAATAACAGTAGCTAAAGAAATAACAGACGAGCTAGCATCTTTAACAGACATGAGCGCATTATTTAATGACGATGGGCTATATCAATATAATAAGTTTTTAATAAAACAAATCGAAGATCTTAGAGAGGATGTAGAAGAATTACATGCATTCATAAAAGATGCTTTTGGTAAAGACTCTTCATCTGCGGCGTCAAAAGGTAATAAAGGTGATACAGGTTCTCAAGGACCTAAAGGTGATACCGGTTCAACAGGACCACAAGGGCCGAAAGGTGATAAAGGTAATACTGGATCAGCTGGTTCAAACGGTACAAAGGGTAGTGACGGTAGTAATGGAGCTAAAGGAGATAAGGGTGACACAGGACCCGCGGGTGCTGCTGGTGCCAAAGGTGATAAAGGCAATACTGGGTCGCAAGGACCTAAAGGCGACAAAGGAGATACTGGATCAGCGGGATCAAATGGTACGAATGGAAGTAATGGTTCTAAGGGTGACAAAGGAGATACTGGTAACACCGGACCACAAGGAGCAACAGGACCACAAGGATCAACAGGGCCACAAGGAGCAACAGGACCACAGGGAGCAACTGGTGCAGCTGGTGCTGATGGTAAAGATGGTAGCAACGCTTCGGTTAGTGGGTTCAGTGGATCAAAATCAGTTGGAAAAGAAACATGGACATTTTCAAATGGATTATTAAGTACTGTAAAGTAAAAAATGTGAAAATAGCGTGATAATATAACCATGCACGTATTAATTAATTAAATAAAATAAAATGAAAGACGTAAAAGTAGAGGACATCGCTAAAGATGTAAGTAAAATTGATGAACAAGAGTTGAAAGCTGTACAAGCTAAAATACAACAAATAAACCAAGCTCAGATGCAGGTTGGTGGATTAGAAGTTCAAAAAGATATGGCTTTAGAAGTTTTAAAAGCTGGTCAACAAGAACTGCAAGTATTACAGAAAACTTTAGAAGATAAGTATGGTAAAGTATCTATAAACCTCACAGACGGAACAATAAGAGATATAGAAGATGAAGCTGATAAGAAAGATTAGTATCGGTAAAGACTACAAGAATGAAGCGATGCATTACTCCGTGGGCCAAGAGGTTTACGGAGGTCATACGATCGACTGCATAATTGAAGATGATGATAAGTTTAGCATATTTATTAAAAAGGGAACTGATGTTTTACCTTGGAAAGATTTTAATAAAAACATGGCTATAGCTGTTGAATATAATCTAGAATATTAATGCAGGGTCTTTATTACTTTATAGTAAAACCAGTAAAATCAAGATACAACAACACTAAGAAAGTAGGCGATAAAAGCCTTATTACTAATACTGAGAACTTTACGCATCAAAACGTCAATAGAAACGCTATAGTAATATCTGTTCCCAAAGGAGTAGATACTAACATAAAGCAAGGTGATGAAGTTATAGTCCATCACAATGTATTTAGAAGATGGAAAGATATAAGAGGCGTAGAGCAAAATAGTAAAAGTTATTTTGAAGAAGATAAATACTTTGTTCAATTAGATCAAATGTATCTTTACAAACAAGATAACATATGGAAGTCTATAGAGGATTATTGTTTTATTAAACCTATACATGATACGGATAGTTTCAGTATAGAAAAAGAAAAGCCTTTAGTTGGTGTTTTAAAATACACTAATAATAGTAATGAATTAAAAGAGTTAAGTGTAGGTGATTTAGTTGGTTTTGTACCTAGAAGCGAATACGAGTTTATTATAAACAACGAGCGTTTATATAGAGTATTAACAAGAGCAATTACAATTAAATATGAATATAAAGGAGACGAAAAAGAATATAATCCAAGCTGGACATAAAGCTGTTGAAGAGCTTATTAAAGTTGCTAAAGAAGCTATTGTAGACAGCGACGATGATATTAGTGCAGATAGATTAAAAAACGCAGCTGCAACTAAAAAGCTAGCTATATTCGATGCTTTTGAGATATTGAATAGAATACAGGACGAAGAAGATATACTTAACAATAAACCTAAAGAAGAAAAGAAACAAGATTCTTTTAAAGGTTTTGCAGAAAGAAGATCTAAATAATGTATCAGCAAAATTTATATACAATAGTTGAGCCTATTAAAGCAAACACTATTAAGCGTTTAAATAAGAAAAAGGCTTGGAAATACGGTTACAACAAAGAACATGATGTTGTAGTTATAAGTAAGACAGGGCAGATTGGTGAAGTGTATAGCATACAAAACTTAAATATAGCTTTACCAAAAGTTCCTAAAAACGTTGTTAAGCTTGAAGGTAATAAATGGACAAGACAAGAATATCCTAAAGTATTATCTAAAATAAAAACAGTTTTTGATTGGAAAGAATATCCAGAAGACTTTAAAGAAAAATGGTATGATTACATTGATAAAGAGTTTACCCGTAGGGAGCAAGGTTTTTGGTTTTACAATAAAGACGTTGCTACTTATATTAGTGGTACTCACTACATGTACTTGCAGTGGTCTAAGATTGACGTCGGGGCACCAGACTTTCGCGAAGCAAATAGATTATTCTTCATTTTCTGGGAAGCTTGTAAGGCTGACGTACGATCCTATGGAATGTGTTACCTTAAGAACAGGCGTTCTGGGTTTTCATTCATGGCATCGGGAGAGGTGGTTAACCTGGCAACTATATCCAGCGACTCACGATATGGCATTTTATCAAAGTCTGGGCCTGATGCCAAGAAGATGTTTACCGATAAGGTGGTACCCATATCAGTTAACTATCCCTTCTTTTTCAAGCCCATCCAGGACGGAATGGACCGTCCAAAGACCGAGCTTGCCTTCAGAGTCCCAGCCAGTAAGCTTACCAGAAGAAAACTTACCAGTAACGAAACCGTACAGGAGCTCGAGGGCTTGGACACCACGATCGACTGGAAGAACACGGGGGACAACTCCTACGATGGAGAGAAACTCAAACTACTTGTACATGACGAATCCGGCAAGTGGGAGAGGCCGAACAACATCCTCAACAACTGGCGCGTTACGAAAACAACCCTTAGATTAGGTAGTAGAGTAATTGGTAAGTGTATGATGGGATCAACATCAAACGCTTTAGATAAAGGTGGTGATAACTTTAAAAAACTATATGAAAACTCAGATGTTACCAAAAGAAACCGCAACGGACAGACTAGTTCGGGACTATATAGTTTGTTCATACCTATGGAATGGAACTACGAGGGATTCATTGATTCTTATGGAATACCTGTATTCAAAACACCAGAGCAAGAGGTTAAAGGCCCGTATGGGGATTACATAGACACAGGTGTTATTGATCACTGGCAAAACGAAGCAGATGGTTTACGTAATGATCAAGATGCTTTAAACGAATTTTATAGACAGTTTCCACGTACTGAAGAACATGCTTTCAGAGATGAAACTAAAAATAGTATATTTAATTTAGTTAAAATATACGAACAAATAGATGTAAATGAAGAGTCTAGTGGTTATACTACTGGAAATTTTCAATGGGCTGGGGGTATAAAAGATACCAGTGTTAGGTTTTTACCAAATCAACAAGGTAGATTTAACATATCATGGGTACCACCTGTTCATTTACAAAATAAACAAATAGTAAAAAATGGAGCTAAACATCCAGGTAAT